CCTAGACGCTGGGCACGTGTCTAACGCTTGTAGTGACCACGATCTACACGGCATTTTGCTGGCCTTCGATAGTTTAAGCATGTCACTCGCTCCAATATAGTCGCTCACCGTAAATCGGTTTGAGCGTTTTAAGTATGGGTACTATGTATTCAACGGCATAGCCGTCAAACGTTAGTTTTGTGTCAAACTCAGATTTGATCGTCATCACGATATCACCTGATTCTGTGACTATGTTATAAGTATACAAGGCCTTAGCCCTCCCTAGAGTTTTGGTTTAGCAGTAGACCCAGAGTGTAACCTAGGCCTACCACTAACGCAACCCCCTAGTCTAATTTTTTCCAGCCCTCACCCTTGCGTGTTTTATTGTACCAAACAACACCTGATGGGGTAGTAAGCTGTAAGGTAGTGTCGTGGTAACGCTGTTTGTTTTCAGCGTGGTCCATGGCATCTTCAAGCGTAGCAAACCCACCCTCTACACTGTACCCTTTTTCCGGCAGATGCCCCGTGATTTCTTCTATTTTAAACATGGCCTCAGGCCTCCTGATTAGTTTTACTATGGTATCTCTAGCCTATCCTAGAATATCGCTCGTGTCGTACCCGTTAGCGTCTAGCCATTCTCTAGCCTCGTCTATCATACAGAATGACATGTCATAGTCATAACAAATGTTACCTTGCATCACGTAGACACATATGGCGTCATCTTCCCCCTTGATTATGTGCTCAAAGTACACACGATCTTTTGCAACGTATACACTGTAGTCTTTATGTATTGCCATGGCCTCAGGCCTCCTCAGTTATCAGTCTAACGGTAGTGTGCGGATGGTTATCAGCGTAAAACTCAAGCCACTCATTAGCCATGCCCAAGTCAGCGCCCTGATAGATACAAATCCACCCGCGAATAGTCTCATACTGTACTATGTAATTTGTCATATACGTATTACCTTTATTGATTACCTTGATATGGTTCCCATTGTACAGGTATCCCATGAGTACGCAAGTATTATCTTTTGGTAATATTACCACTTCTGTATACCTTTAGCAGGCCCTAGACATAAAGAGGAACGCGTGCGAATAACATAGGTTGACATAGGTTGTCAATGGTACTATGTCACATCTAATGTCCTACCATAGTTTACCCGCTAACGCTATGGTAATAGTACCAACGTAATTCACTTGACAACCCTTGTCATTGTATGCTTGTGTGTAGCCTGAGGGTCCTACACTGGTCCACACACTGTGTCAATACCTGAGACACCGTGAATATTACCACATGTTTTCTATTGACAACCAGTGTCATACCGTAGTAGCCCTTGGTGCCTCGTGTTTACCACAGTCTGCCCCTTGTGTCAACACCTGTAGCCTTGTGAATAATACCAGTATCTGTGGTTGACACGAGTGTCGGCCTTGTGTTAGACTAATGGGTTACCCCTGTGTCAGCATTAGGGGCCGGGGGAGGGGATTACGCATGTTATATTATAGTTGTACCTACCTAAGCACAAAATAGGGTGAATTAGGGAACCTTAAGTTGCCTAAGATAGCTAAAATAGCTAAAAAAGAGGTAAAACTTAGATAATTTAACCTCTAGTTAACCCCTTGATTACACTCATGTTTACCGGGGGCGGCCTAAAGTTGTAAAAGGGAGGTAATATGGCAGTACTAATGTCACTAGTCTGGCCAAAGTAGGCCTTGTCTAGCGACCTTTAGACTACCTAGTCCACCCTAGTTATGTAAATAATACCACTTATGTAAATAAAGCTTGACTTTTGAGTAAAAGTATGGTATAATAATAGGTATACTAAAGAGGTACTTTAGACAGGCTTTAGAATACTAGTTATTCTTTGTTTATTAACTTTAGAAGGTTAACTAAACAGATATATCATCCAGAGCCTTGTCGTTGGTACAGCTAAGGTCACATTATAGTCAGCAACAGACGTACTAATGTGACTCTCTGGACGTATCAAGGCGACAGGGTGATGACATAAGTTAAACATAAGGGAACTGGAGAATGTCTGAAGAACTAGATATATCAGGGGTTACCAAGGAAGTCCCTAAGAAGCGCGGAAGACCACCTAAGGCGAAGACAGATGCTCTAAAGAAGGGCAACAGGGTAGCCAGAGGGCGGCCTAAGGGTGATGCCGCATTAATCAATGAGTACAAGGCTAGGATGTTAGCCAGTCCTAAGTCAGCTAAGGTACTGGAGTCTATCTTTAATGCCGCATTGGATGATGATCATAAGAATCAGTCAGCCGCATGGAAGATTATTGTAGATAGGATCATGCCTGTAGGGGCCTTTGAGAAGGAAGTACTGAAGGATGGAGGACGTAATGCGATACAGATCAATATTACAGGAGTCGGTACTGCCGAGGTTACAGGCCCACAAGGAAGCGTTACTGGGGTTGCTGAAGACCAAGACATCATTGATGGTGAGTTCAGCGAGAACTAAGGTCAAGGGTAAGCCTTGTTGTGACGACTGTGGGAACAAGGTTAAATCAAAGTCCAAGGTTAAACCTAAGTCTAGGGTTAAACCTAAGTCTAAGGTTAAGCCAAAGTAGGATCTAATTCATGATAACTGAACTAGGAAGACTAGAGATAACAAGAGTAGGAGCTAGTTCGTGATAACTATACTAGGTGCTGATTGGTGTCCTGCGTGTAAGAGGGCAATTAAGGTAGCTTTGGAGCATGACTTAGAGTACAATTACGTAAGGATACCTGAGGGTCCAGCAGGTTGGGCTTTGGTGGAGTCCTTAACTGGTGAGAGAGCTATACCTCAAATCTTTTTTAATTTGGGTAACAGCAGAGATTTCACTGAGACATTAAATTCACTTAACTTAGGAAATACAGAATGAATTTGTTTAAGAAGACATTGTTATCTACGGCTGTAACTACATTAGCACTGACATCTTCTGTACACGGTCAGCAGGTAATTAATACTGAGGGTACGGGTCAGGTTTTAATGTTTCCTTTCTATAATCTAGAGAACAACTCTAACACTTTTATGCACATCAGTAACAACACTGGTGATAACAAGGCTATTAAGGTTCGTTTTATGGAGCACAAGAACTCTCAAGTTGTTCTTGAGTTCAACGCTTACTTAGGCCCCTACGATGTATTCCCCGTGGCCTTGGATGCTACAAATGCCGCAGGGGCTTCTGTGTTGACCACGGATACTGGGTGTACTGTACCTGAGTTAGGATCAGCTAATCCTCCGTACAACGGTACACAGACAGAGTTACCTGATGGATCTATACTGAGGTCACAACCTTTTGTTCCTTATCTGTACGATACAGAGGCTGAGGGTACTATTGGTCGTACTTTATTAGGTCACGCAGAAGTTATTGAGATGGGTGTAGTATCTTCAGACGTTGATGTATCCAAGTGTTCTGAGTTACGTACCTTGTGGACTAGTGGTGCTTGGTCCTCGGATTCTTCTACTAATGTCACTAGTCCTACTGGTGGTTTGAGTGGAGCATCTTTTTTCATTAATCCTAGTCTAGCGTATTCCATGTCCATTGATGTAACTGCTGTTGATGGTTGGGCCAAGGCAGGAGTTAATTACCACAAGGCACCGGGAGCCAGCGGTCCTTTGTTATCTGATGGTGTCCCTAAGGCCACGGTTAACGGTACTACTTATGATTACACGGGGAAGGCCAATGGTTCTGTCTTAGCTACGTCAGCGTTACTAGCGTCTAACTCTATCATGAACGAGGTACAGATTGAGAGTGGTTTAGCGGCTCAGACGGACTGGGTAGTAACTTTCCCGACAAAAAAGTACTTGACCAGTGGTACGACGGCTGGTGCACCGTTTACAAAGGTGTACGATGGGACTAAGGAGGCTAATGTAGCCTGTGAGTCCTTGACGTTATCTCAGTTTGACAGGGAAGCTGAGAGTTCCACTGGTTCTGGATCTTTTGTTCCAGCTAGTGCTAGTACTGGTGTAGCGGGGACCTTGTGTGATGCAGTGACTGTAATCTCCTTTGCTTCTTCTGGTAGTGCTGTGTTGGCTAACGACACGACGCCTGTTGGCTTTCCGTTTCAGAATGGTGCGGCACGTTTGGTAGCAGATCAAGTGTTGCCTGCGGATGACAACGGACTAGTGGTTAACGGGTTACCTGTGTTAGGTTTTGCTGGTACACGTATTGTTAACGGACCTATGAGCTACGGTTACACACAGGGTCATGTGACTCATGCGTCTCACACGGTGACTTCCGGTGGATAAGTTTCCTAATGATCCACTTGAGCAAGCCATAGTGGTAGTTGGTTTGTTTGTAGTCGTATCTTCTGTTGCTTTCATGGTGTACTTAGGTACGTCTTAGGTTTTCTAGAGAATAACTTATTATATGACTGATCTCAATGTAGAACTACTACCGTGGCAGACAGAGGTGTACTCTGATCCCACACGATTCAAGGTAGTAGCGGCAGGGCGTCGGACAGGGAAGTCCAGACTTGCGGCATGGATGTTAATTATTAATGCGTTACAGACGGACAAAGGACAAGTGTTTTACGTTGCGCCCACACAGGGTCAGGCCAGAGACATCATGTGGCAGACTTTGTTGGAGCTAGGAAACCCTGTGATTACTGGTGCCCACATCAATAATCTACAGATTAAGCTGGTCAACGGGGCTACCATTAGTCTAAAGGGCGCTGATCGTCCAGAGACAATGCGTGGTGTTTCCTTGAAGTTTCTTGTGATGGACGAGTACGCGGATATGAAGCCTGATGTATGGGAGCAGATCCTCCGTCCTGCACTAGCTGACCAAAAGGGTTCAGCAATGTTCATAGGCACACCTATGGGCAGGAACCACTTCTACGAGTTGTACAAGATGGCAGAACTAGGGGATGATGAGACGTACAAAGGTTGGCACTTTACATCTTATGACAACCCTATACTAGATCCTGATGAGATAGACACGGCTAAGAAGTCTATGTCGTCTTATGCTTTCCGACAGGAGTTCATGGCATCATTTGAGGCCAGAGGTTCTGAGATGTTTAAGGAGGACTGGGTAGATTTTGGTGAGGAGCCTGACGAAGGGGATTACTACATTGCTATTGACTTGGCAGGTTTTGAGGAGGTCAATAAGAAGCGTACAAAGAACACTAAGCTTGACGAGACTGCAATGGCTATTGTTAAGGTTGGTACTAATGGGTGGTACATTGATAACATTATACATGGGCGGTGGAGCCTTGACGAGACTGCCGCCAAGATATTTCAGGCCGTTAGAGACTACAAGCCCATCAGTGTTGGTATTGAGCGAGGAATTGCCAAGCAAGCTGTCATGAGTCCTCTGACGGATCTTATGAAACAATACGGTAGATTCTTTAGAGTCGAGGAGTTGACTCACGGCAACAAGAAGAAGACTGACAGGGTTATGTGGGCGTTACAAGGTAGATTTGAGAACAGTCAGATAAAGTTAAACAAGGGTTCGTGGAACGAGAGATTCATGGATCAGTTGTTTCAGTTCCCAGACCCTCTGACACACGACGATTTAGTTGACGCTTTGGCCTATATTGATCAGTTAGCTCAGGTTGCTTACAGTTACGACTTTGAGGTTGATAACCACGAAATTCTAGACATAATTGCAGGTTACTAGATGATTAATCCTTTTCCTAGAGAGTTGGTTGACGCTATGAATAAAAAACGTGTGTGGAGGCCCTTTAATACGTATGGGCTATATGCAATATCTGCCGCAGTGTTTTTCACGCTGGGCTACACTATAGCAATATTATAAGGAAGCCTTACTATGGCAGACAACATTTTAACATTAGATCCTCTGATGGTAGAAGAAACTTTAGAGGATTGGGTGATTACTAAGTGTGAGAACTGGAGAGATAACTACGAGAGTAATTATGCTCACAGGTTTGATGAGTACTATAGGCTGTGGCGTGGACAGTGGGATCCAGCAGACACTGAACGATCCTCAGAACGCTCTAGAATCATCTCTCCTGCGTTACAACAGGCGGTAGAGTCTTCTGTTGCTGAACTAGAGGAAGCCACGTTTGGTCGTGGTAAGTGGTTTGACATTACTGATGATGTGAACGATGAAGATAACCAAGACGTTATGTATTTACGTCAGAAGTTGACTGAGGACTTTGAGAAGACTAAAGTACGTAAGGCTGTAGCAGAGTGTCTAATTAATGCCGCTGTCTTTGGTACAGGCATCGGTGAAATTGTTCTAGAAGAAATCAAGGAGATGGCTCCAGCTACTCAGCCTGTCATGGGCGGGGACTTGACTGCTGTTGGTGTAAACATTACTGATCGTGTTGTAGTAAAGTTACGACCAGTGATGCCTCAGAACTTCTTAATTGACCCTGTGGCTACGTCTATTGAAGACGCCATGGGCGTAGCTATTGATGAATTTGTTTCTAAACACGCTGTAGATATACTTCAGGAATCTGGTGTGTACAACGATGTATATGTAGGCACAGCGGCTCCTGATACGGACTTAGAGCCTGACCAAGATTTGACCCTGTATACTGATGACAAGGTTAGGTTGACTAAGTACTACGGTCTGGTGCCTCGTGAGTTATTAGAGAAGGCAGATGTAGACGTAGAAGAAGAAGGTATGTACGTTGAAGCTATCGTTGTTGTGGGCAACGGTGGTGTTCTACTGAAGGCTGAGGCTAACCCTTACATGATGCAGGATCGTCCTGTAGTTGCCTTCCCGTGGGACGTGGTACCCTCGAGGTTCTGGGGGCGTGGTGTCTGTGAAAAGGGATATAACAGTCAGAAGGCCTTGGACACTGAGTTACGAGCTAGGATTGATGCTCTGGCCCTCACTATTCATCCTATGATGGCTGTAGATGCTACTAGGTTGCCTCGAGGCGCTAGGCCTGAGGTGCGTCCGGGCAAGATGATCTTAACTAACGGCGATCCACGAGAGGTACTACAGCCGTTTAACTTTGGTCAGGTAGGTCAGATTACCTTTGCACAGGCTCAGGCGTTACAGCAAATGGTACAACAAGCTACAGGGGCTGTTGACTCGGCGGGCATCGCTGGTCAGGTTAATGGTGAGGCTACTGCGGCAGGAATCAGCATGTCTTTAGGTGCTATCATCAAGCGTCATAAGCGTACACTGATTAACTTCCAGCAGAGCTTCTTGTTACCGTTTGTCTCTAAGGCGGCCTATCGTTACATGCAGTTTGACCCTGAGAGTTATCCGGTGGAGGATTACAAGTTTAACGCCACTAGTACTCTGGGCATTATTGCTCGTGAGTACGAGGTAACACAGCTAGTACAGTTACTACAGACCATGAAGCAGGATTCTCCGATTTACCCTGTGTTGATCCAGAGTATCATTGAGAACATGAACCTTAGTAACCGTGAGGAGTTGATTTCGTCTATGCAAGAGGCTCAACAGCCTAATCCTGAAGAACAGCAGATGGCACAGGCGGCTCAACAGGCACAGATGGAGTTCCAGCAGAGTCAGACAGCGGCTCTTATGGCTCAAGCGGCTGAATCGCAGGCTAGGGCAGGTAAGTACGCAATTGAGACTCAGTTAGCTCCTGAGGAGTTAGAGATTGACAAGATTAGTGCTATCACACGTAACCTACAGGCTGGGGATCAGGATGACAAGGAATTTGAGCGTCGTATGCGAGTTGCAGACGTTTTGTTGAAAGAGAGTGCAATTGAGGGAAAAACAGCCAATGTTAATGACACAAACGGAGCTAAACAAGATGTTACACCAGATCAATCTGGCATTCAAAGACCATCTGGACCGATTGGACTCACTGGAGAAGAAGGTAGAAGACCTACAGGCCCAAGGGGTCCAAATGTCGGTAGACCGCCCCAAGGTGGCCTCTAAAACTAAAAGTGGTAAAATTCACAGTAAATAAAGCTTGACATTTGCTTAAAAGTATGGTATAATATAGAGTATACTAAAGAGATAACCTAGAGGCCTCAGGATGAACAAGGAAACACAAGATTACTATGAGAATTACTTTAGTCTTTTTATGACTGACGGTTGGAAACAACTTTTGGAGGAATTTAGTAGTAATGCCTTTAATATTAATAGTGTTGAAGCTACTAAAGACCCTGATGATATGTACTTCCGTAAGGGTCAACTAAATGTACTAGCTCATTTAATTAACATGGAGAGTATAGTAAATACTAACTATGATCAAGCTAGTGATAACGAAGATGATTAAAGTATTTGAATTTAAGTGTAACCAAGGTCATATATTTGAAGATTTTGTAGAAGATGGTACTACAGTTAGTAGGTGTGACTGCGGTGCCAACGCTACAAAGATTATCTCAGCCACTCCTCACATACTAGATGGTTCATCGGGAGATTTTCCCGGTAGACACTCTAAGTGGCTAAAGGAGCACAGTAAGGCTGGGACCAACTAACGGAAATCCTTAGCGGGGCAACTTCCATTGTATTTCTCCATAACCTATAAGGCGGGGTAAGTTTAAAATGTCAAGAGCGACACTAATTGATGAGCGTCCTGAAGAAGAAACCGAAGCAGTGGATCAGTTAGACACTGAAGATACTTTACAAGAGATTCCTGAAGAAGAAGCAAAGGAGCAACCTCAAGAAGAAGTAGCACTACCGGAAAAGTACCAAGGTAAGTCCGTAGAGGAACTTGTGCAGATGCACCAAGAACTCGAAAGGTTTACAGGTAAACAGAGTACGGAAGTAGGTGATCTACGAAAAGTTGTAGACGATTTCATTCAAACTCAGACACAACTCACAGACCAAGCACCTGAAACACAAAGTAGAACCGACGATGAAGAAGAGACAGATTTCTTTATTGATCCTAAGACTGCTGTTTCACGAGCAATTGATAATCACCCTAGTATTCGACAAGCACAGGCGTACACTGAGCAAGCTAAAAAGCAAGCTACGTTAGCGCAGTTGCAACATCAGCATCCTGATATGGACTCTGTACTACAGGATCCTAAGTTTGCTGAATGGATCAAGGGATCGAAAGTCAGAACACAGTTATTTGTACAAGCAGACCAAAGTTACGATTACGATGCCGCAGATGAACTATTTAATCTCTGGAAAGAGAGGAGCCAAGTAGTACAACAAACGGCACAAGTCGAAAGATCAGCACGTAAGAACGCTGTAAAGTCAGCTAACACAGGTAACGCTCGTGGAGCATCAGAAGGGTCACGTAAGAAGGTTTATCGTCGTTCTGACATTATTAATCTTATGAAAAACGACCCAGACCGCTACACAGCATTACAACCTGAAATTATGCAGGCCTATGCTGAAGGGAGGGTAAAATAATTTAGTGGAGAAATAAAATGGCAACAGGATCTAGTGCATATCCCGGCCCAGCGGGTATTACAAACGTCGATACAGCGGCTACCTTTATTCCAGAAATCTGGAGTGATGAGGTAATCGCGGCTTACCAAAAGAACCTCAAGATGGCACCTCTCGTTAAACGAATGGGTATGTCAGGTAAGAAAGGCGATACTATTCACGTACCTAAGCCCATCCGAGGCGAAGCTAACGCTAAAGTCAAGGATACTGCCGTCACAATTCAGGCAAACACAGAAACAGAACTCAAGATTCTGGTTGATCAGCATTTTGAGTACTCTCGTTTCATTGAAGACATCGTAGAAGTACAAGCGTTGTCCTCGTTGCGTCAGTTCTACACAGAAGACGCTGGTTATCAATTGGCTGTCCAAGTTGACACCTCGTTGATTAACTGTGCTACAGGCTTTGGAGATGGTACACGTACCGCTAATCCATCGTCAGCGGATGACTGGACTAACTCAGCAACTTGGGAGTTTACTGCTGATAGCATTGTACCTTTTGATGGTACTCCTGCTGGGGCATTTAACGACGAAGGCTTCCGCGAAGCTATCAAAGTAATGGACGACGCTAACGTACCTATGGACAACCGATACTTGGTTGTGCCTCCGTCAGCACGTCGTGACATTATGGGCATTGATCGTTACGTCTCTAGCGACTTTGTTGGTGGACGTGGCGTAGAGTCAGGCCTTATTGGTAACCTCTACGGTGTAGACGTATACGTGTCATCAAACTGTCCTACTTTGGACACTGGTGTACGTGGTTGTTTGTTCTTCCATAAGGACGCAATTGTCCTCGCAGAGCAAATGGCTGTACGTTCACAGACTCAGTACAAGCAGGAGTACTTGTCAACTCTGTACACTGCTGACACTCTGTACGGTGTAGAAACTTACCGTCCTGAAGCTGGTCTGGTTCTTGCAGTTAAAGCCTAAGTGTAACACAGGGGTCAGCAATGGCCCCTTTTTTCTATTCCCTTGTTCTTTCAGGAGTTAGTCTATGCCAATTTATAGAGGCTCTGGTGGTTCAGGTAATTCTAGCACCAGCGGAAACGCCAACCAAGTAGCCCAAGATGCCGCAGACGCCGCTGAAAGCGCAAAGAAAGCGTGTCAATGTGCTATTGATGCGTGTAAATGTGCTGAAGAGGCCGCACAGAGCGCACAAGAGGCTGAAGATGCTAGGGATGAAACCCTCGAAATATGGTTAGAGTTTGGCCGTGAATACTTGGGTGCAAAACCCTCAGACCCAACAACAGATAATCAAGGTGACCCCATCAAAATGGGGGCTACCTACTACAACACAACCACACTACAGTTTAAAATATGGGATGGCACTCAGTGGGTAGAATTTGCTGAATCAAACTTCCCAGAAGCACCTGTAGATGGACAACAGTACGCCAGACAAAACGCAAGCTGGCAAGTGGTCCAAGGTGGCGGAGGATCAGGCGCTGGGATGGTTATATCAACCACAGAGCCAGAGAACCCCGTAGAAGGCCTACAGTGGCTAAACCCAGAAACAGCAGAAGTATGGATTTGGGACAACACACGATGGCTAGAGTTCCCCTCAGGACCGCAAGGACCCCAAGGTCAACAAGGAATCCAAGGAATCCAAGGAATCCAAGGTGAGAAAGGAGACAAAGGCGACCCCGGAGAAGGTGGGGGAGGCGGTGGAATCCCTGAGGCACCTGAAGATGGTCGTCAGTACGCTAGAAAAGACGCAGGTTGGTCAGAAGTGCCAGCACCAGTACCTTACGACGATAGACAGATCAAAAGTGACCTAGCTATTGAAACCGTTAATCGTACCAGTGGAGACGAGGCGTTACAACAACAAATTGATTCATTACCCGCCCCTACGCCTCCTTATAACGATACACAAATAAAAGCTGACTTAGCTACAGAAACTCAGAATCGTACTAATGCTGACCAAAGCTTACAACAGCAAATAGATGCTGTGCCTGCACCTGTATGGACAAAAAGTGGTAACAACATATCGTACAACAGCGGTTCTGTTAATACTACTCAAGCATTAAACGCAGGAACAACAACCGTTTCTTCTCTTGTTTCTTCAGGCAACATCAGTGCTGTTAAGTACTTTGGTGACGGATCATCCTTAACAGGCATAAGTGTCAGCGGTAACTATGTACCACTATCAGGAAATTCTGTAGTTAATGGTACTATTACAGCATTTAACTTTATTGCATCTTCTGATGAACGACTAAAAGATAACATCACCCCAGTTCCTGTAGGCCTCATCGATCAAATTAAGCCAGTGTCTTGGGAATGGAAAGACGGCTCAGGCCCATCTGCTGGTGTAGTGGCCCAACAACTACAAGAGATTGGACTAGAGGACTATGTACATGAGAACGAGGAGGGCCAGCTTGGGGTTAACTATCAAGCGCTGATCGCTATACTTTTAACAGAAGTAAAGTGCCTCAAAGCAGAAGTAGAGGCCCTAAAGTCATGATACCAGCATCAGGGAACATAACTTTACAAGAGGCCATGAACGATACAGACCAAGCGTGGAGCAGGGGTCTAAACAGTCAGCCTATAAAAGATAGGACATCAAATGGATCCGCAGGTATAGCCCCTGATCTTAGGAGTCTTGCAGGCACTGTTACCGCCATGAATCAGAATATAGATTACACATGGAACACAGGACCTAAAAACAGAGCATCAGGCTGGGCAGGGACATTCGTAAACCCTTCTATTAAGTATATAGACACAAGCCCCAATAGCGTTAAACTAACAGCCGCTAGAAATACTACTCCTGATTGTGGTGTATCAATGCACTACCACGGTAGAATACCAGCTAACTCTGGCACTCAAACGTACCAACTGACAGGGACTGTTAAAGGTTTTGGTAGCGCCAACGCTCGTGAAGCCCCTATGCAGATCTATGTGATGAATCACAACGATGGGTACTTAGAAGGAGGCCGTTGGGAGCTAGTGTACCAGATGAACACATTTGGTTCTTTTAGTGATAGACCAATAAATGCGCTGATAGACATTAACTCAGGCCTTGGAACTTATATCTCTGTTATCCTCTATCAACTATGCTATGGGCCTGAGCATCAACCGCCCGGAGAAGGCTCCTCAGTAATAAACCAGACTTACTA